TGTAGATATTATTATTCATGAGTTGTCTGAGCTAGAGAACTCATATTAGGAATATTCCTAATTGCGTAAAATGTAAAGTTAGATACCTTTTTAAAGGTATCGGTGCAGCTAAAATGCTGTTCACCCGTTATTTATAAAATCTTTAAATATTTTATAGGATTTGGGTGGTCCTTACATATTTTATTTAAAGTATTGGTGTCTTAGTTTGTGTTGAACTAGGAAGCCACAGCCAAAATGCTGTCCTCCACATTAGTATGGAAAATCATAAGAAGAATAGGAGGCTTCTTATCAGAGATTTTTGATGATTATAGTAGGATCAACAATACTATAGTTGTCACACAGCGATAATATTTATCATTATTAGCCCTGTGCCGCAAAGCTCAAAATATATAAATGTATTGGAAGTTTTGAGCTGCTTCCGAAAATATATTTATTTTGGCGTTATTGTTAACACTTTAAAGCCTCAGTCATTATGCTGATCTCCTTTTATGTTTGGAAAATTTATAGAGAGAATGGGAGACTCTCTATCACAAATTTTTGATATTTACTATAGGACCAACAGTATGGTGAGTGTCACACAGCGTGAATCTTAATCACGATTGATCCTGTGCCACAAAACAAAATTAGGTTTAGTACCTCTGGCTTCATTGAATATATTGTCCGGAGTCATGTCGTCTATTATACGAGTAGACGTAAAATTTTCCATCTATCCCATCTATGGAAGATTCGCAGGGAGGTTGGTACTCCCTGGTACATAGTTGTTGTCCCATATAGCTTAATAGACATCGAAAAATGGAAACCACAGGTCCGTGTGAAAAGTTAGCCGTTATAGTTTTCTTAGTATTCCGGGTTGCCCAGTGGAGAAGTGAAGTAGAAGTTGATAAAGTGGGTTGTCTGTCTTGAAATGAGACCCGTTTGAGCGTGTGCGATTGATGATAGTATTATAAACCTAAGTGAAAAGCATCAGTAGTTAGGAGAGGTCAGGCTCTTGTAGCTTCAAGATACTGGTTTGTGAGCTTTATCGGTACCTGAGACTGGCTGTAGTTATCTGATTATTGATCGAATATGATAGTATTCCTTTCACAAAAGAACCCAATTACCTTATTTAGGGTAGCGACCTATTGGACCCAGCTGGTCGCCCAACTCTCCGGTGTTTAGGATGGTTCAGGCCTGCCACCTATTCATCGTATTTAATCGGCTTGAGAATTGTTTTGGTAGTCCGCCGGACTCAAAGCGGCATTCCCCGTCCCTTGTCCTATCTGTCCCTTCGTCTATATCCCCTATGTCCGATAGACGAAGATATGCCGAACCTGTTGTTGTTATGAGACGTGAATTGTTTAATATACATCCTCGTCTTATTCCTTTACCTTTACCACCAATCCAAAGGGAAGGTCATGAACAATTGCAGGAAGAAGAAGTAGAAGAAGAAGAGGTGTTTGATTTTCAGTATACTAGTCTAATGTGTTTTAATGATATAAATTTTCAGTTGAAATTGTTGCGAATACAATTACCGCGACATATCCGAGTGCGATATAATCGCACTGTGGAATTTTCACCTCATAAAGTTCATAAAGGCGTCCCGAAGAAATGGAGGCCGATGATTGAACGAGAAATGAATTTGATCCTTAAATATGCAAGAAGATTATGTGTAAATGAATATTTTCCACCAGATGTAGTGATACATAAGTATTATGCTCAGAAAGCGCATTTAAACAGATCTAGCGAGAGTAAGAGTGATAACAATTATTATGTGAAACATCTAGATAGAGTTAAGAAAGAGAAGTTACGTAACGTTTCTGAACAGATCGGCATTATGAAACGTCGTATAAAGGACCTTAAGAAGCGATCTCGTGAACAAGCAAGAGAAAGCAAGTTAGATGCTTTATTAACTTCATTAACTCTTCAAGGAAAGTTGATTGACACTATGGATATATCATTCATATTTGAAGTGTTGAGAGACTTACTTGATAATCCAGGTTTAAGTGCAACTTATACGTTGATTGGGAGCTTAACAGCCACGTTACAATTGGCTCTCGATTTATATGATAAGTTTAGTGTTAGTAGAATTGCCGCGTATTTAGTCATCATGCGTGGATTATATGCGGGTTTGGAGGTAACTCCCTTTCTACGATTTGTTAAGGATTTAGTCCCTCATATTTTGCTTCAGTCTTCTAGTAAGCTTGAGAGCATTATTTTAAAACTAGTTCAAGCAATAGTTTATTTAGACTTTAATCCTGGCGAATTCTCAAAAGTAACACTTGAGAACTTGCTACGTGTATATGAAAAGCAAAGATTTGGTGTGGAACGTGATAATTCTACTCCTATAGAGCGTGCCATCGAGAGCTTTATTAATTTCTTAACATTCATGTATACTAAGGGAGTTCTGTATCTTAAAACTGGAGATTTTTCAGTATTTTGGGATTCTCCCGATACTTATTTAGATTGGTTATCTCAAACAGAATCAGTCTTAAGTGGTGAATATTTTGCAGAACGTGATCTGATACCTTCGGAACAATTACCAATTGTTTTGAATTTGTTAGAGACAGGTCATGTTTTACTCAAAATGGTGACTGCAAATAATGAACCATCGAAATTTTTAGTATCAGGTTTGGTATTTAAATTAGGTTTGTTACAATCTAAGATTAATAACCAGATTAGGTCAGCTGTTGACAGAGTTAGTCCTTTAGGAATTATGTTGTTTGGTCCACCTGGTATAGGTAAATCATCTATGATAGAACCTATTCACCAAATGATGTGTCAAATTTTTGAATTGCCTAATAATGTCGATACTAAATATGTTCGTAACTCAACGAATAAGTATTGGGATGGTTTTAGTGGTGTAGGAGTGAAAACGGTTGTTTTTGACGATCCTGACGCCGCTAAAGCTGACAAATCGCAAGCAAATCCCATGGAAGAAATGATGAGTGTTATTAATACTGTAGCATATACTCCTCCGCAGGCAGATTTAGTAGATAAAGGATCTAATTCTGTTGATCCTTATCTAGTAATAGCAACAACAAATTTTAAAAATTTGTGTGCTAGTGAGTTATTGCATAGTATAGTCCCTATTGTTCGTCGTTTACCATATGTTATAGAACCTATAGTGAAAGAGGAATTTAGGGATCCTGAAGGCTATCGTTTAGACGAAACGAAGATACCAATTAATGCTGTTTTAGGTACTTTGCATGTTTATAAAGTAGAACAAGTTAAATTATCAATGCAGATTAGTGGTGTCCCGGAAGTTAAATACGAAAGTTTAGGAACTCATGAGATTGAAGCTTTTGGCCACATTGAAAAAGTCATGTATGGTCATGAGTTGATACAATTTCTTCATAAAATACTATCTGAACATAAAGAGAAAATTAGCCAACATAAAATTTCTCATTTGGAAGGTAGAATGCCGTATTGTGTCGCACACCGTGAATTTCACCGGTGTGTGACTGAGCAATCTCGTGAAGATGCGGTTTTCTCGATTGTCTTTGTTACTGCGCTTGGTATCTATAGTTCAATATTTTATATTATCTATGGGTACTATCGCTATCTAGGTTGGATAACTCGTAATTATTTTATTTTAAAGAGGAATCTCGAGTATTTTGTCAAGTCACAAATAAAACTCAGAGATAAAATTCTTAAGAATAAATATATTTTGGGTATTTCTGCCTTTGTAGGTCTATTTTCTGTATCATATTATGTGTACAGACATCGTAATAGACAAGTAGACAAGGATAGTGTACAACGTCAGTCATTGCCGTCCACTGGTCCAAAACAATTTCCTGCTGGTAGTTTATTGCATAAAATAGCTAGTGGGAAAGATATTTGGAAAATAGACCAAACTAGATTAGTTTTATCGCGTGAAAATAAATCGATAGTGAATGAAGATTTAATAAGTTTAATTGTTAAAAATTTTATCACGGTTCGTGTTTACGCGACGAATACAAAATATACGTTTGGTAGTGGTGTGATGTTGTGCAATAATGTGTTTGTGTCTTGTGATCATGTCTTGCGAAAGCAAGATGGATCTGTGGCTGTAGATACTAAGCACAATTTAGCCATTAGTTCGAGGAAGTGGCCTGTTACCCCATCTCAGTTAGTACCTACTAAATACGACATTACTTATTATGTGGGTGCTCAATTTGAGTGTAAGAATTTGTTACCTTACATTTGCTCAATAGAGCTATTGGATCGTAGCATTCGAAAAGGGTATATCGTTTATTCTAATGATGGTGTTGTTACCGTGGATCCGCTGCCGCGAGTCTACGTTAATAATGGAATCATTACGTATAAGTGGGCCGCTAATGATTCTGGACGTAGTGGCTGTCCTATCTTACTCTATATTGGAGATAAGTTATCATTAGTTGGATTACACAGAGGTGTATTAGACGAAGAACAAATGTGTGTAGCGGATCCTATATCTGCAGATTTTCACACAGTTTTAGATGCATTTGTTCCTCAATCTCTAGTCATGTTACCCTTTGATGTTGATCCCATTGATGAGCGGTATTCTGAAGTGTGTACTGCAAGACAATTTGAAAGTTTGGAATTACGTATAGTTAGATCATTTGGTAGACTGGCACAACCCATGTCTATGATTACACCTAGATCGAGATGCGTACCGACTTTTTATGCTTCAGAGTTTCCTTGGAAACCTCCTAAAAGTCCGCCCAATTTTAGTAGTAGTTTGGTTGATGGTATTTGGCAAAGTCCTATGAGGCATATGATGCGCGCTCTAGATAAAAATAGAGAGTGTATAGTGCCTTTAGACTTTAAAGAAGTAATTAATATCTACGCTTTATCGGTGAATATCGATAAATTGTTAGATCCATTATCTTTATCAGCTGCTATTGTTGGTATGGATGGAATTGAGGGTATTGATAGGATAAATATGAGTACAGGCGCTGGTTACCCGTTTAATTGTGTTAAAGAAGTTTTATTTAAGGATCCACATGGTGAAGCTAAGCCTCTTCCTATACTTATAGAAGAGATGCACAGAATCATGGTTTCATTGAGTACCACTAATTCAACGCATGCGGTGTTCGAGTGTAAGCCTAAAGATGAGTTTGTTTCGCATGAAAAAGCGCGTGTCCATAAGGTACGATTGTACTTTTGTGGTAGCGTTGCTTTGAATATAATAATGCGGGTTTACTTCCTCCCGTGGTTATTAGTTTTGCGATGTAATTCAGACTTGTCAGGTGTACTTGTAGGTGTCAATTGTTACTCAAAGGATTGGGAACAGTTAGGCACCAAAATACAACAATTTTCAACACTCCTTGCTGGTGATTATAGTTCTTATGATAAGCGAATTTCGTATAACACTTTTTTGTTACCTATGATGTTAATTGAAAAGATCATCTTAGTTAATAATTTAGATGTATGGAAATATTGCTTGCCAATAATGTGGCGTCTTGTCTATGCAATTGGGCATGGAATTTACATATATAAGAATGAAGTTTTCTCTATACATGGCACAGCTCCTTCGGGTCATCCTATGACAAGTGATTGGAATTCAGTTATGAACCAATTCTTGTTGTTGCGAGCTATGTCTATGAGTATTGGCGTGAAAATGTCGATTTTATGGAGAGAATGTTACTTTTTATTATATGGAGACGACCATATTGTGGGTACAAACTATAATATTGAGCTTGTTACACTAGCAAATAGTATGGAATCCTTGGGTCACACATACACAGATACGTCGAAAGACGTAATAGGAGCCCATACTAACAAAGTTTCTATAGATAACGTTACGTTTCTTAAACGTCGGTGGAAATATCATCCAATTCTGCGGTATATAACGTGTCCTATAGACTTTGAAACTATCCAGAAGATGACTACTTGCATCATGAAGTCAAAAGTTTTGGATAGAGACACTCAGCATGAGGATTTGTTGTGGAATGCTTATGTTGAGTTGTTTTTAGACTACGATAATTTCATTGTTTACAAGGATGTTTTTCAGAGGGTTATGGTTAAGTATTTTCCACACTTAACTGTGCCAACTGAAGAGGATCTTTGTGACGCCTTTTGTAGTCGAACGGTCAGCTCCGCAAAGCTGACAGGTAGTATGATCACAGACTCAGAAATCTACCCTGATGGTTCTGAAACTGAAGCTGCTACCTTAGTAAATAATAATTAGGGTATTGGCTGTTTCCGAAGTCGCAAGGAAGCAGTTATAGATTTAAAAGCGATGCTGACAATATGAATATAAGTGACAGTACAGTCGATAAAAACGAAGTATTAACGTTTGTTGACCCAATACCTGAAGTGGAAACAAGTATTAAGGGTTCTGCCCCAAAAACGTTAATTAATGAGATTGATGATGGTGGACTGGGCGCGTTTCTCGCGCGTCCAATACAACTGACTCAATTCTCATGGGGCCCATCTTGGCTTGATTTTAAATTAGATCCCTGGGGTACTTTCTTGAACAATAGTATTGTTCAACAAAAACTTCAAGGTTTTAGTCGGCTAAGAGGAGATTTAGTGGTAGAATTTGTTGTTAATGGGACACAATTTCATTATGGTCGTTTGTTGATTTCATACGAACCTAATGTAGTCCCTGCGGCGTTGTCAGGGTTGTCTGATATTGTGAGGCATTCTCAACTACCTCATGTTACATTAGATCCTTGTCTATCCACTAAACTCAAAATGGTTTTGCCGTATACATCTAATTTTTATTGGATGGATCTATTACAAGAAACTGCAACTCATGTAGGTGTGTTGTGGTTTAATGAAATTGGTCCAATAATGAAATCCAATACAACTTCTGATTATGATGTGACAGTTACAGTTTTTGCATGGATGGAAAATGTTAAATTAACAGTTCCGTCGCAAGAAACGATTCCTACTTTTACATTACAATCTGGAGAAGGAGAAGATGAATATGGTGAGACTGGAGCTATATCGTCAATAGCATCATCAGTTGCGAAAGTGGCGGGTAGACTGGCTGATATACCATTTATTGGCCCGTTTGCTCGAGCGACTGAGATAGGTTCTAGCGCTATTAGTTCTATTGCTAAAATTTTTGGTTATAGTTACCCCTTGCAACTAGAACCTGTTCATTTTATGAAACAGGTTCCTGTTACAAATCTTGCTTATGGGAGTGGCGATGATCTCTCAACTAAATTTTCTTTAGATCCAAAGTGTGAGATGACTATTGATAGTCGAATAATTAATTTAGATGGTACGGATGAACTATCTATAGATTATTTGAAAACTATACCCTCGTATATTACTAGCTTTACATGGGATACTACAACTGCTCCTGGTACTGCGTTAATGTCTATACCAGTAACTCCTATGTTTTGTAACAAACAGAGTGCTAGTCCTGGGTATACTTACGATTTTTCTCCTGCTGGAGGTATAGGTTATATGTTTGGAAGTTGGACAGGTTCTATGAAGATACATTTACAATTTGTAGCATCCAAATTTCATCGTGGTCGTATTAGGGTAACTTATTGCCCTAATGGTGAGGCGATTTCACTCGACCCTACAATTATTAATGAAAATTTTTCAGCGATAGTAGATTTGAGTGAGTCTCATGACTATGGATGTACTATTGGGTGGGCATCTCCTGCTGGTTGGGCACGTTGTGCAGCTACAACGGGCACTGACCTCTATTCCGATAGTACATATGTAAATGGTTTTCTGGCCATTACTGTTCTTAATGAATTAGTAGCACCATTAGATGGCCAAGGAATAACAGTCAATGTGTGGACGGCAGGTGGTGATGATTTACAATTTGCAAATCCAACTTTGATTGGTCCTAAATCCAGTATAGTAACCTTACAAGGGAGAGAAGTTGAGGAAAACGATAGCTCCTCAGAGTGCTGTAAAGAGCAGATGTATCATCCTTTAGTTGCTAATATACCTCGTACTGCTATGTCTTTAGCTCATATGGGAGAAGATATAGTGTCGCTAAGGTCTTTACTTAAGCGGCCTTGTCAATGGGGTGTTTTACCGATTTATCTGACAGGCACTAATCCTTATAGTTATGCAGTTAATTGGAATGCAATCCCTAGGTTACCACTTTTACCTGGGAGGGCTGGATCTATAGATCTAGTATTGCATCGTACAACTGGAGATGCTGCAGTAATTAACTATACTACTATGACACCGCTTAGTTTTGTAACTCGGTGGTTTTTAGGTCATAGAGGATCCACACGTGCTAAAATATTATTATCTGATTTATCATACAATTCTGCGACTGGTACTTATCGTCCTTTCGTGGAAACTGCTCGTATAGACACTAATAATTTATCCGGTTTTCTACCTTTTGGGTACAATTATCATGTTTTTACTGCTGGTTTGAGTACTACAAACAGCGTTTATGCATATACTGTAGCTTCTGATAATTGGGATACTGGTACTACTGTTTTTGCACCTTCGTCGTCTACTACTACTGGGGCAGTTATTAATAATATAGCTAATCAATGTGTGGAAATTGAGTTACCTGATTATAATAATTTATTATATCATCCGTTGGGCAACTTAACTACTTCTACATATGAAGTCATGTCGTTGGGTTTATTTCGTTTAATAGGCCCTATGAATGGAAATTCGACAAACACTAATTGGGCTTTTGATAATTCTTTTAGAATATGTCATAGTATTGGCGAAGATTTTCAATTGCTCTTTTTTAAAGGAGTTCCTAAAGTATACGAACAAGCACAATCATTACCATATGATGGATCTGGTGAAGATCCTACTACCATTTCTGGTATTGTTGGTGTTGGCGTATAACATATGTAGAACCGTT